TGCCTATTATAGAAGATATGTTTTCTGAGCCAGTAACATCTAATAGCTGTTCTTGCACACCTTCAAGTTCCTTATGGAGCAATCTCGCTATTTCGAGTTTCTTAATCTTTGCAGCAAATTTTCTAACATTCTCCAAATTAACTGGGAAGTCAAAAATTGCTTTGAGATGCTGCGCTTCTTCTTTCTTTGATAGAATATGAGAAAGATCTAGTTCTTGGGCAGAAGAGTATATCGAAGCCAGATCGATTTTAGTTTGTGAATTTTTATCACAGATATTCTTAATACATTTATAGATTATTTGATTGCTGTCAATAGTAAATGTATCTTCTTTAAGAATATCACAAATATCCAAATAGGCATCCTCACCATACTTTAAGATGCCGCTCAATACCGCACGCTCTGCGGAAGGATCACATAAAATCATAAATAGCTTTTACCCCGCTTGAGTTGAACAATTATTACACTTATATCTCGATGCGCCTTCAAAAATAAGTCCTGGACTTACTATTTCGGTTCTCCCACATACTCTACAGGTTACTTCTACTGGTTCAAACTCCCTCATCCTCGCTACAGGAGGATGCTTAGCAAGTTTTTTGTCTACTGCTGCATCCTCTTTATGCATATTAAATTCTGGCATATTAGCAAACTTGTTCTCAAATTCATCATCATCTTTTCTTTTTCTTTGACGACTTTTAGTTTTCAGCTTTGTTGGTGCTGTTTTTGGTTTTCTTGTATTAGGAGCAGTTTCTGGTACGTCATCTGCTTCTGCGGCAGTAACAGTATCGTCATTTGGCAGAAGACTCTGTAGTAAATTAATTAAAAGCTTAACATTTTCTGGATTGTTTAATACTTCTTTAGGATCCATGGTTCACCTTGGCTCGTTGAATAGATAACATAATATCAGATAAATTCTTTAAACTATTAGCTATATAAGATAATCTATCAGATCTTTGCTTTGCAAATTTCTTAATATTGTTCAGAGATTGGGCTTTTTCATTATGCTTAATCGCCTGCAAGGATTTCTCTATATATCCGTAACCCTTATAATTATTAATTTCATCAGCAATGGTTTCTTTAATAGATTCATCGGCCCAGTTTTGTCTAGCAATTTCTCTGTTTATTGTTCTTTGAACATGAAAAGCAAACTGTGCCAGCCTATATGATATTTGGGCACAGTCCTCTGGTGATAACTTTTCTATCTCGTCTCTCGACATAGTAAGATAGTTATTTATTTCCTGTTCGGATACACCATATGTCTGAGTATATTCAGGCAAAGCAATGCTCTTTTCATACTCATCCAGTATTTTGTCCCAATGCTGTAAATCTTCTTTTGCTGTTCTAGTCATTCTGAGATATCCTTTTTCCCCATACGTCAGCTTCTTCCATATATCCGAATACTATATATTTAATACCATTTTTTTCACACCATTCTTGCTTATCATGATCTCTTTTTTGAGCCTTGAGAAAAGACATTATAGAATTATGATAGAATGGTATAAATTTATAATGCTGTTCTCCATGCACTTCTATAGCCATCTTTAACAAGGGAATGTAGAAATCCAGATACAGAGTTTCCGACCTTCTTAAAGGAACTGGTACTTCCTCTAAGATCTGCATAGTAGGATAGTTCTGTACGATAACTTTCCTGGCCTGCAAATGAAGAGATGACTTGTTCTGTAGTTTACCCTTTGAGATGCATCCTGTCAAGTGCCAAGCAACCACATTGTTGTCCAAATCGATAATATTCATTTCTTGATTCCAAGAACCTCTTTTACAGCATTTTCTACAATAGTATAGGACTCGGGATTTTCTAATAGATAATTTCTAACCTTTTCAGCCCCTTGGAATTTTGGCTTATCTTCAAGAACTGTAATTGTGTACCAAGCACCACCCTTGTGAATTATACCAACATCAGAGGCTAAATTAATAATTTCTGTATATTTATCAATACCTTGTCCATATCGAATAAAACTGGTAGTTGTAGCTCCGGGCGGACCAAGAGCAGAGCATATTACTTGCCATTCTATTTCTTGTCCGATTTGTGTATTATCAGAACCTAGTAGCCAAGGCTTAAAGGTCTTAGCTCTAAGCTTAATGTCTGTTTGATAAGCAATAGCCTGTCCAGACTTTTCTTTAAATTCAGCACCATAGCCTGTAGGATTACCCATTAAATGAGTAATGCCAATAACTATATTTTTATTTACTGGAATAACATTAGCCACCTTGCGGCAAAATTTAGCTAATAACTTGGCACCGTCTGCTCTCTGCATTTTATCCATATCGGAAGTAATTTCAGCCTCTGTACACAATGCAGAATATGAGTCTATAATTAGAATACAACCAGGAACTTCATTAATAATTCTTTCAGCTATCTGTAAGTACTCTTCTCCATGTAGAATCTTTCCTTGTTGAGATCCAATCACATGAAATCGAGTTAAGTCCAAATTTGGTATACCTTCCAAATCTCTCTTTTTCAATCTACCTTCGATGTTAAGGTAGTACACTTGCCGACCATCTTTAAAAGATCCGTGAGCGTATTCTTTTTTTTGTGCTGTAGCGGCAAAGTCCAACGAGGATGTTGTTTTACCACACTTAGGCTGCCCCGTTAATACAACAAAACTACCCTCAGGTATTCCTCCGTTCAGAGCTATATCCAATGCTGGACTAACTGGTATGGTCAAAACCTTTTTATCTACAAGAGCATTGCCCGATAAAATGATTTCATCACCAAAATTTTTAATCACATCTTCTTTAAGTGTAGTAGCCATTATTCTAAGTCCCGTAGTTTGGAAATGATATTAGGTTTATTTGTAGTTTTTCTGTGAACTACATTTTCTTTACGATCATAATCTGTAGTCAACTCCGTATTCTCCTGCTCCACAGACTTCTGATATTGTTCTATAATAACTATCAGATGAGGAGCACGCAAAGAATAAATTTTCGCTGCTTTGTTATCGTTTAGTGCCTTGATAATGGCTCTAGGATGGTATTTTTGCAATAGTTTATTTGCTGAACTAATTTGATTTCTATAATAGGCGGCCCATTCTTTAGTGACCCAAAACCTATAATGTAAATCAACCGAGTTTAATTGTGCTTTGTGTTCACAAATCAACTCGGTAATATACTGAGCAGCAGAAACGTCTTTGCCGTTAGAATACCGTGACGGGTATTTAGCTTTATGCATTACTTATTATTTGGTCGAAAGATATTCTTTTCTTGGTTACGACCCTGACTAACAGATGCTTGTTTTCTGGTTTCATCGCCAATCGATGAAGCATCCTTTGTCATGATAGCTACATTATTTAGTTTTTTACCAGACGTATGCGTTATCATTAAATTTTTAGGATTTGTTTTAGAAGTTGTTGCTGCAACCTTAGCATGATCAGCTAATACAGAACTAACCTGTTTTTCTGTAACGTCTAGTTCTTCAACTATCTGATCTGTAGTATGGCCAGATTGATGTAGCCAAAGTATTGCGTATGTGTTGACTTTAGTAAGTTTAGCCATCAGATCTTCTCTCTTTCTGCTTTATTAAGCCATAATAAATTTTTTGAACTAAGAAATTGTAAATAATAATTAAATACAGTTTGATTTACAGCAGTAAAGCGATTAGTTGGGCGACATGTATTGTCTATAATGCTAGTAGACTTATCTTCTCCCACTTGAGATACAGGATTATATAACTTATTATTTGTTGCTAGACGAATCAAATATTGAGGAGGAGCGCTAAACTTGGTAATAACTTTTGCCAAAACCTTATTATTGTCGGTCCTTGTCATAGGGTTGCCTTCTGCATCTAAATATTCTTCATCCCCTATTAAGCAATAGAATTTATATTCTGGGGTGTCATTTTTGTTTTTATCGATTGTAAATATAAAATTATCCATTATTAATCTCCGATGCCGAATCTGTGGCTTCTTTATCTGACATCATAATACATTTCTGTAAACGGTCAAAGAACCCCGCCATATACTCATGGTAGTGTTTGTTTTGAGGAACTGGAACGTGGTAGTTTTGTTTACAAATTTCATTAACGCCTGTTGTGTTACCAGTATCGTCTTGTTCCAGAACCTTGGCAGTGACAGTAATAACAATTTCATGCCTACACTCTAAAAGCTTTTCATATTCTTGACTAATTTCATTAGCTAGTGAATATTGTTTTAAAACACTATCTAATGCGTCGTGTATACTCTTCTTTTCTTCATCACTAATATTTGCACTATCACTCATTATTCAGTCCATTTGATTTTCGTTTTAGGTTTCTTCATTTTGGACATACCCTTTGGCAGATTAAGGGGTTCGTCTTTATCTTTGTAGTCGTTGTGCTTTGCATGTAGGGCCATTTTTTGATCATCACTTAACATGTCCCTATTTCTATTTGCCAAATCTCCTATAGTTTTTAATTCACTAGAGTGTTTTTTAATAGCACAAGCAACACTTGTTACGTCGTCCTCATAAGATCGCTCTGTCTGTTTATTAGAGCAGTGTACGCATCGTGGACTCTCGGTATAATCCGAAAAATGAGCAAACAATTCAAACTTACTGTTGCACTTATTACATTTATAAGTATATATTGGCATGACTTATTTCGTATCTCTCTCAACTTCTCTTAACCAAGAAATATTTTGTGTATTTAAAAACTCAACATATTTATCGAATAAAATTTTATTGACTTCTTTAAATGCCCACTCTGTTTTACAAACCTGATGAATTATGTTATGTTTTTTGTCTTTAAATGCACTGAGATATGGGATAGGATTATATGCTTCTCCTGTTGGAGAAATTTTAATAAAATACCTATAATGCTGACCCACACTATCAAAATGTTTGGGTTTTTTATTTTGGATGCATTTAGCTGCTATGTGTTTAGAGTTTGGGTCAGAAACTCTAGCTTTGTTATTCTCGTCTAGAAAATCCTCACTACCCTTTAAACAAAAAAACATTTCAGTAGTAATATCTGGCTTAGTCCTAAAAATATGTTCCATTAGTCTTTCCGGTATTGAATAAATGGCTCCCAATCAGACAATATGGGCGTACCACATATAGTAGTTAGTTCCTTGTACCAAGGCAAGTACTCCACAGAATATCTAGGCTCGACTGGAGACTGCAACAAAGTCATACCAGCTTCGTTAGGAGTTTTATTGCCCTTTTTATGATTACATTGTCTACAGGCAGTGACTATATTATACCAGTTGGTTGATGCTTTACGATTGGGCGAGTATCTGCTTTTAGGTATGATATGATCATATGTTAATTGTGAATTAGAACATTTTTGTCCACAATATTGACATGTAAAATTATCACGAATAAAAAGATTGTGTCTAGAAAAATTAATCTTTCTATTGTAGAGATTAAAATATCTGATTGTTTTTGCTACAGAAGGTACGGGAAATCTTTTGTCATTAGGTCCATGAATAAATTTATCTTTATAATAAGATATTATTTCTATACCATAACTGCTATCATTTTCATACTTCATAGACCAAACTATAGCACGTTGCCACGAGATTATCCTCAATGGCGTCATATCTGCATTTAATAATAAGCATTTACTGTGTTCAGCTTTGTTGCTCATAACCATCTAATCTGGATAAAATCTTAGCAATTATAGGATTGCGTACTATATCACAAGACTCCAGTTTAGCACAGCCTATGCCTTCCAAGCCCTGCAATGCATTAATCATACCAGCAAATCCACCTTGCAAATG